GGATAATTGGCTAGGTGGCAGTGAGCTTCACTGCAAGTGGTTGCGGAAGAATTACTTCCTCAATCCTGTTGGCCGGGTTGTAGCAGGGAGAGTAGCTGTGCTGAGGCTTCTCCCATTCTGAGTGCGAACTGTCTTGGCATTTTTCCTGCGGTGAGGCCGACCGCCTTTAGGCGGTCTGCCCCCTTTTGGAAAGCAGTTTCCTGGTCGTTTGCCAGCGTTTGGATTGCTGACATTGCTCGGAAGATTTGCTTGTTGTAGGCTGCTATGGCTTGTTTCTGGTTGTCGTTCATCTTGAATTGTTTCTTGATGAAGGTCCGTACCAACTAGGTCTCCGTCGACGACTGCGAGCTGTTTATGCTCGTAAGTCGTTTCAAAGACTACTGGAAATTGGTCAAGACCAGTGACGGCCTTGATAGCACGGTCCTTTTCTAAAAGTTCAGCAACTGTTATGTTGAGCACTTTAGCCATTGCCTCGGTGATCGTTGTCTTATCACGCTGAGGCCAAGCATTACTGCATTTATACTGTTCTTCGCCAGTACCGTTCTTAAACTTGAGCCTGGTTATTTCAAGCACTCTGTTCGCCCAGGTTCCTATGATGGGGGTATTAGCATCCGTCGTATGATAGCCGTGAGCCTTATTGGCAGCACCTTGTTCTGGTGTCACAGTTTTATTTGCCGATGCGTGTAATTTTCCGATGGTTCGCATCGGATCAGCAAATGAATCATACGTGGTGGTGGGGTCAACAAAATACCTTCCCAAGAATAGGACCGGTTCTCCTCGCGGTCTCAAGTTTGATTTGTAGAGCATGCCTAGATCTTGCACCACTTGCTCCACAAATTCTCTAAACACTCCTCGGTGATTAGCATTTACACTATCGTCGCCAAAGATTGCTCCGATAAGTGCCCACGCCTCTTTTTCCGTGTATCCCATGTTCCTAAGCGCACAGTAGACGTTAAACGCGTTATCAATGGTGCCAGCTTGTGTTGTTATTGAGCTGCCACTCCTGACCGTCATCCTCGGTTTGTAAGCCACCCCATTGGACGTGGTGGCCTTATTCTTATAAATCTCCTTGTATAATCTGCGAAATTCGCCACGGTGTTCCGGTGCGTAATAGCGCATATATGCTGGTAATAACAAGAGATTAGAATAATCCGGGCTTTGGGTCCCATCCAGGCAAGTGTAATCGCCCTCTTCTAAATCCTCAGTTGGTTCCATTTGCATTACCTGGTCAAGTCTCTCAACAATCTGACGTGGTGGTTTGCCGGGGCAATACCAGTCATGTTGCTTGAGTACATGAGCCATTGGTAAGCTAAATGCGGAGGATTGGATGGTGATTTCTGGGGACATGGTCGATATGTTCCGTGGTGGTTTAGCGGAACCATATGTCTCAGTCTTGATGAAAGCTTTGATGGAATTTTCTGTATTGGTCGACATCATCGGGGCAACTTGATCGAAGCGTCCCCTTTGGGCTTTCTTATCCTGAGATTCACGTACTTCACCGATTGATAATGGTACACCCGTACCTACCAGACGTTGTGGTATGAGCCGATGAACGAATTCGTCTGCATATTTGCGGTATTTAGGAGGAAAGCGCTTGACGTTCTTTACAGCGTCTAATCTCCCTTCAATGCATGCTAGATCAGCATTGTACCCCTTTGCCGCAAATAAGGCCGGTTGCGATGTTAATGGTGATGATATTACCTGGCCTGGCATCTTCGGGTCCTCCGTCACCAAGCCCGGTTGTTTGGGCAAGGCTTGGTACATTGTTGGGAAGGCCCCAGTCTTCACTACATTAGGCCTGATTGTGATGGCCTCCGTGAAACACTTAAACAATATAGGTGCATCACGGGTATGATTCTGGTGCTTAGCTTCCTTTAACATACGCTCGACGTCGGATACGAATGGTGCACTGTCTTTAAATTGCAAACGAGTGCGAATAGCTTCGAATAACTTCCCGTTGATGTTAACGGAGTAGTTCGAGCCTTCTTCACCAATGGATAGTATATCAGATATTGGTTCCCAGAGAGTCTTAAGACCGTTGTTTTTAACTGTCTTACGCATGAGTAGGTTTTGCCACCAGTCAGTATAAACAGCAATCCACAAAGGATCGGTTATCTTGGCTTTAGGTAGCAACCATATTAGGCGATGCTGTTCATCACCTTTAATGCGTCTCTGTTCAATATCGAATACGAGCAAATTTCCTTCCATGTCAATAGTGTTGACGGTGTCTCCCTTGTAGTCCCACAGTTGATGTTTGTATCTTCCTCCTCCGGATACATAATACTGTAATTCATCGCCTTCAAATTGAAAGCTGTACTCTTCATTGGTATAATTTAAAGTATCTGGTACCAATGAATACATACAAATGGGTTTCCACAAGTTCAGCCACCTAGGCATATCAGCATAATAATCAACATCAGTGAAAATTAATGCACTGTTGTCAGTTATCGGATCAGATCGATAAGGTATCCCGAAATCTTTAGCGCAATAAAAATAGCGGTTCCCCGCACCATCGTCTCTTCTTGAAGAAGATACGCTGTACGGGTCATAGCCTGCGCGTTTCGCTGCCTCAGTCAAGTACACATTTGCCGAAGATCGGAATTCAGCTGATTTTGGATGTGAATGGACTGGGTTGCAAGGAAAGATTTCGATGCTGTCGCCTGCTGGAACGAAGGATGGACGTAAATCTGGTTTACGGATAATGCTCTTCTCCATCAGCGCAGAGTAATACTGCACATTCGGCGGAAAACAACCACCTACAGTCATAAGCCGATAGCGCACCAAAGCCCAGGTGAATCTGCACGTGTTTATCAAGTATCGCACCATGATATTACGATCGTCCCCAGGTGGAACGAATTCATACCTGTTGACGAAACGGTGATATAACTTGATGTATAGCTGCAAAGCTTTGTAAGCAGCGGCAGAACCTCCGAGGAGTGCAATCACGGTCTTAGGGTGATTGTAGCTCCATACAATGGGAGAGCATGCTCCCACTGCAAACTTGGTTAGCGTAGACGTAGACATTGTAAGTGTTGAT